TCCTAAGGCGAAGCGCACCAGCGTCGCCGTCGGCATCAAGGCAAACCGAAAGGTTGTGTTGACCGGGACCCCGATCACAAATCGCCCCATTGAGCTTCAGCCCATTGCTGGCTACCTAGACCCGGTGACCTTCGGCAACTTTTTCCGGTTTGGCACCCGATACGCGGGCGCTTACCGGGATCGATTTGGCTGGAATTTCGACGGCGCCTCAAACTTAGACGAGCTGCAAAGATTGCTCCGTCAATCTTTTATGATTCGCAGAAAAAAAGACGAGGTGCTGAAAGAGTTGCCGCAAAAAATTCGACAGATCATCGTTCTGCCGCGCAATAATTACGGCAACCAGATTCAAAAAGAGTTCGAAACCCTGGCTGAGGCAGTGAGTGAGACATCATCCGCGCAGGTGAGCTTCGAGCAGATGTCGGGCGTAAGGCACGACACCGCGTTAGCCAAGGTGAAAGATGTCGTCGAACACGTTTCCGGGATCGACCATCAGGTGGTTGTCATGGCGCACCACAAGGATGTCGTCGAGGGGATCAAGGTCGGTCTCGAGGCGGCGGGTAAGCGAGTGGTGACTTTGACGGGCGACGCGAGCCAGACTCATCGACAAGACTCAGTCGAAGCTTTCCAGGCAGGCAACGCCGACGTATTCATCGGCACCATCGGCGCTGCGGGGGTTGGCATCACCCTTACTTCTGCAAGCCATGTCGTTTTCGCAGAGCTTGACTGGGTCCCAGGCAACGTGTCCCAAGCCGAGGATCGTTGTCACAGGATTGGCCAAGATAGCTCAGTGCTGGTTCAGCACCTCGTAGTTGACGGCTCTATTGATGCACGGCTCGCTGAGGTGCTTGTCGAGAAGCAAAAAGTGCTCGATAAAGCGCTGGACAATGTTGTTCAAAACAACATAAACATCGAAGAGATACTGTGACGGGTGGTATTTCGGAGAACCCTCATAAAATGGGGGGCTAGGAGCCCCCCATTTGCTCTCTACGGGCTTTAAGCCCCTTGCGAGCCGTAAATGCCCCGCCAATCGGAGAAGCCGAAAGAGTACCGCTCCCTGGCCTTGTAGCGCAGGTTGCCTGTCGTAAAGTCAGGCTCCATGCTCGTCTCCATCGGCGTGCGCTGGAACATCTTCAAGCCTTCGCCTGCGTCGGTGACGCTGGTTAGGATGAAGAACGCATCGGGATCATTTAGGTAATGATTGACGGTGTAGCCGCCCGGCAACACACCAGTGTTGCGGATTGCGTTGATGTCGTTGTCAGCAGTTCCCGAACGCAAAGTTGAGTTCAGAATGCGATCTGCAACGAAAGTCAACTGAGGCGGTACGACCAGCTTGGTTGCCTGGACTGAGATCGTCAGACCCTTATCGTCCGTGAACGTGCTGATGTCGATCAGCGCGTCTTCCAGCGAGGTCTCGTTGAGATCAGCCATGGACGTTGCACGGTTTGCGGCGGTGCCGCCACCCGCAAGCGGGTGAGCCGTGTTGATCAACGATACGCCGTCACCGCCAGTGAAGCTGGAGGAGAACGCATTGTTGAGCACGTCCGCACCTTTGACTTCCTTAGTGTTGGCCATGGATCGAGCCAGTGCCTTGACGTATCGCTTGCCGAGCGAGTCGTAGAGCTGGTCTTCAACTGCCTCATCGGTCAGCGCGAATGCCAGCGCAACGGTGTCGTGCGTGTACCGAGCGGTGAATGACTCGGTTGCATTGTCGAAGGCAACGCCTTGACCCTCGGTCTTCGTCGGCGCACCGCCGAATCCGGTAACCAGGACCTCTTCCTCGAAGGCTCGTTGAGAGTCTTCAATGGCAAAGATTTCCTCGTACTCGCGGTCATAGGTGTCGTAAGACATACCAAACAGCGAGTTGAGACCCGGCTCCAGCTCTTTAGCGAGTTGTGCTCTTGAGATTGCCATCGTTCAAACTCCCTATGCTAAGCCAGCGCCTTTGACGCCGAAGATTGAGTTTTGGATGACGACAAGAACATTTGTGTTAGCACTGGCAACGTCGTCGTTGTTGGGGTCTTGCGAGATGTCAATCGCCTTAATGGGCAAATTGGTGTTCGTCGCTCCCGTGGTGACATCAAGCTCGGCACCAGAAATGCCGGTCTTGGTGCTACCACTACTCGTATATACGATGTCAAAGTTGCCGAAAAGATCAGCAACGGGGAACGTGTCATCCGCTTGGACCTCGTAAACCACGTTCGGGTCATCGATCACAAACGCGATGATGTCCGAAGCGTTGGTTGACGCGGGGTAGAAGTTTTGAAAAACCTGCTCCCCGGTCGTCGGGTCGGTGAACTGACAACCATTGAAAACACCCACGATAGGCACCGTGCCGCCGTCCGCGTGAACTTCGACAGTCCCACCAGTCACCTGAGCGACCATGTCGCCCTGAAAAATGGAGGTCCCGTAGTTTGCCGCGATGCGATATCGACTTGTGCCGCCAGAGTAGGGTGCGCCGCCGATCATTCTGACGGGCTTCATGCCAAATGCAGCGTCTTTATTCGCCATTTGCAATCACCTTTTATCTGCGTCCGAAAGTTACGTTTGAATCTCGCTGCGGATCATATTTGACGTAACGGCTGTCGGCTCGGGTCTCATTGAACATGGTGTTGTCCAATGCATCCTTGGCTTCCTGAGTCTTCCCGGCGTAGTACGCACGTCGCTCTTCGACCGTTTCGTTGGGGATCTTAGCGAGAAGCAAACCCTCGTTATAGACGACCCCTTCGTTGCGCCCATTGTCCATCGTTGGCAAGGATCGCCACTCAGGCGGCAAGTCGGTCCCTCGAACGAGCTCCCAACCTTCGCGCAAACGTCGGGAGACATTAGCGCGATCCTCTTGTCCAAGCATGGACTCCCGAATCCACCTGTAGGTGTAACCCTGGGGCGGAGGCGGGGTTTCAAGTGAGCGAACGGGTCGCCATGGCTTACGACGAGTCTGATTATCGTGCGACTGCGACTCACGGGATGAACGAGCGTTTGCTTTTGCTTCTGCCATCTTAGCTTGCCTCTCTTTGTGCAATTTTTTGCTTCTCCTTGGCGACCCGCTGCAACCACGCCTCCTCGGACATGTTGTGCGGCTTGAGGCCCCGAAGTCGCTCTAATTCTGACTTTGAAAAGCTTACGCCGTTCTTTTTGCCTTGTGTTTTTGACCGACCCCCAGCAGGGGCTGAGCTGACTCTTTGCACAGCGGGTCTAGCTTCACGTTTCGCGGTCTTAGATCCACCCTGAGTGGATTTCGTGTGAGGATAAACCGTGTTTACACGGCTGTCCAACTCCTCGTAGTATTCATCCGAGCCTACATCGTAGCCCTCGTTGGCTAGGTTGTAGTGGACATAAGAGGCGTATTCACTGGCCTTCATGTCTTCGGCGTTGTCTCTGTTGCCGTACCACGGATTTCGTGCGTGCCAAGCCAAGGCGTCCTCGGTCGGCTGGATCTCCTGCGTCGTCTGTTGCGCGAACTGCTGGTTTACCGGCTGCTCGTTGCCCTGAGACACATATTCTTGCTCTTGGAGTGCGGCCTGCTGCCTAGCTTTTGCGACTCGCAGCTTTTCTTTCTGAATTGAGATGTCACTTTGCAGTTTCGCTGCTTTAGTGATCAGATCCGCGTCGCCAGACTCCACCGCTTTGCGATACACATCATCAATTTGCGCTTCTTTGCTTGTGATCGCCTCTTCTTCTTTCAGCAAAACCTGATTCGACTGCTGCTGTGAATATTGACGATACTGCTGGAGCTCGGCTTCTTTTTGCAGAGCAATCTGCTCAAGCTGCTGGGCTCGCTGCTCAGCCTCCCTGGCCTTCGCATTGAGCTTGTTGATGCGCTTCGAAACCGACTTAGTGTAGGTCTCAAGCTCATCGTCACCGCTAGCTTGCCCCCGGGGCTCAACCGGGTCGTCGGTTACCTGAATTTCTAGCTGCTCTTCTGCAGCCTCCGGGGTCTGCTCTGCGTTTTGATTCTCAATCATGTGAAACTCACTATGTCATCGGGATTCAAAATCGTGCCAATCACTTCGTCATCGTTGATAATCCGCACTTCTCCGCCATCTTCAAGCTTGAAGCGAGAGCCTGCGTAGCGGCCTATCAGCACCCATTGTTTTTCTCGGCACCACGGCGTGTCGCCGAACTTTTCTTTGTCGCCGTAGCACAATGGGCCCATTTTTACGACGTAAGCGACGACCGTCGCAAGAGCCTCGCGGTCAACGGTTTCTTTGAGAAGATGAATCCCGCCGTCGCTCTGAGGTTTGCCCTTGTACGGGAGGACGAGCATTCGCCAGCCACTAGGGTCGGGCATTCTTTCGAGCGCTGATTTCTCGAGCAGGGTCGGGTCGAGGACGACTTCGCTGCTCGAAACATAAGCAGCTTCAGTGGTAGGTGCAGTCATCAGATTTCCTTATAAAAATCCCTAATGGCCTCTTCCACCAATTGTATAATAGTCAGCTCGCCCTGCAAACTTTTGTAGTGCTCTATGTCTTTGAGCAGTCCGTCCATGAGCACTTCTGAAATAAGCTCACGCCGCTCTTGCAAGATGCGTTTGAGGCGTGAGCCAAGATCGATGTCATCCATCAATCGCGCTCATGGAAGTCATACCCTCGAGTGGCCGCGCCGTAACCTCGGGCCTTGATGACTCGATACGGTCCACCCATCGTGCGGCGCACGGGGGCAGGCGCCGTGGGCGTGGTCTTGATCGTCTTGGTGGGCGTTTCGACCTTTTGAATTTTGCTCATGTCTTTCATCAGTCTTCCTTTTTCTTGAGGGGGGCTTTTTTCGCAGGAGCTTTTTTCGCTTTCGCCTTGGATGAAGTAGGTTTTCTCGCCGCAGGCTGCGCGACAGTCTTTTGTTCAGCGACCGGCTCAGGCTCAACCTTCGGCTCGGGTGCCATCACAGGGGCGGGCTCCAAAGGGGGCGGAGGCTCGGTCCCGTTGATTTTTGCAAGCTTGGTTGCAATCCGATGATCGCTCAGAACTTTTTTCCGCGCAGCATCTGCTTCGGCCTGCAGAGCGATTTGAGCCTCGATTTCTCGGATAAGACGCTTTTCTTCTTTCAACGCCTCGATTTGTTTTTTGACCGTCGAGTTCGAAGTGGTGAATTTCGCAGCCATCAGCCAGCTCCTTTATTTTGCATGTCGAGCAGTTTTAGTTCTGCTTGCTGCTCAAGACGACGAATCGCTACATCCAGCTTGTCGTCGGCGACTGCTTTTTGTGTATCGATGCGCTGCCGCGAAATCTGCGTTTCAAGCAGCTTCTCTCGAGCACGTTGTGCTTGCTTTGCTTCGAATTGCTGGTTGTCTGAGTCGATAGCTTTCTCCCGAAGCTCCAGCTCTTGCTGTCTGATCTGGACCAGCGGATCGGTCTCGTCGCCCTGGCCGATTGACTCAAGCAGCTCTTGTGTGAGCTGAGCAAGAACCGGGCTGGAGAACTGCTCAATCTGCATCTGAATCTGCGACGCCTGCATCTGAAGCTGATCTGGCGGAATTAAGCCTGTCTGGCTGGCCTGCTGCAGCTCCTGCATCTGTTGATTGAGCTCTGCGGGGATTTGATCCTGAACCATCTGCCCGGCCATAAACTGCAAGTGCTGCATCATGTGACCGATGATCATTCCCTGCAGCGCGGGGTTTTGCTTGACGACATCAGTCAGGAAGAGAGATCGATGCGCGTCAATGTGCGCCTGATGGTTTTGAGGCTCAAAAGCCTGAGCGGGCTGGCCCATCAAGAACCCGTTGTTTTCGATACCCGCATCAATAGGCTGGGGTGTTGGCGGCGGTGGCGGCGGCTGGATCAAGCTATCGACATCGTCCACACCCAGGGCCGAATACATGCGCCGATACGCCTCATAAATACCTTGCGGCCCATGAATCTCGGGATTGGACTGGACCATCGTCAGCAGCTCTTGCGCCATGGTTATTCGCTGCGACTGACTGAAAATGTTGGGGTCCGATACGGGGATAACGTCCACGCGACCATCGAAGTCTTGACCCATGATTTCTTGTGGCCCGTTTCGCGAAACATACGGGTACGTTTGGGGCA